AAAAGTTATGCGGGTTTTATCGTAGTGTTCCATGGCTTACCCCTTCACAATTGGCATGATTCGACGGGCCAGCGCGTCGGTTACTCTTGCCCGGGATCCGTGAGCGCGAAAGCCGATAATTACGCGGCGATCAGCACGGGCGCAAAGCCCGCAGGTCGCGCACGTTATATCGTCGCGGGTTTGAGCTGGGCAGACAATAATTGTCCGGCCCTCTGGTGTCTCGGTTTTCTCTGGTGTATCCATGGGCACGATGCAGGTTAGGGGCGCATTAGATACGGCGGCCAGCGCATCAGCTTCCCCAGCATCATCAGCGGATAAATTGACGGTAAAGCCCCAGTCATTCGCGCACTGTACCCAGTAAAGCGCTTCGGGGGTTTTTTGTGGGTGTAGGTGAAACCCCGGCGGCCAGCATTCGCGGCCACTATTTCCCCCAGTGCTGCAGCATCGACGTATTCACCGGCCCCGGGTAGATCCCCGGCTACATTGAACCGCCAAAGCTGGCCAGCGGGTAAGCTGGCCACGGATTCGCAAAGCTGGGCCAGCGTGCCCCCTCGCTCGGCCACTTTGTCCCAGCTCATGCGGGTGTAATAGTCTTCAGCGTAACAGTCGGCCCGATAATGGGGGCAGCTTTGGGGGCAGGTTTCACGCTGGGAATAGGTAACGGGAATTGGGCCGGTTTTGCTATTCGCTGATTTTGCGATGTAATGGTATTTCATTGCTGGCCCCCTTCGAGCGCTTCGCGAAGCTGGGCTTTCCGTGCTTCGGTTTTTATTTCGCGTTCCATATCGGCCAGCGCTCGCTCATCATCAGCGGTAAATTCAGCAAAATCTAGATCAGTATTTTCGTATTGCATTTTCAATTCTCCAAAGGTTACAAGGTTACGGTTTACAAAAGTTTCACGGATAAATTGATTGAATAGGTCCATGATCAAGCCCTAAAACTTGAATAAGATCTAATCGGGTGTCTCTTGTCGGTGTGCTTCTCGATGTACGGGGGCACGGTTCCAGCGTTTTTGTGGGCCGTAAAATACAAAGTCGCATCACAATCCTCTTCCAGATAAACATGGGGCCAGCTTTGCAGCTATCGTTTTCCAGTCGATCAGCTCACGGCCAGCGCAGAAACTAAGCGCAGCACGGTGGAGCTGGCCCTCAATGGCCAATTCGCCGCTATCGATCAAGATATCCTTCAATTGATCCTCTTCCCTTTTCAGGTTAGCAATTTGGGCCTTGATCAGTGCAAGGCGATCAACGGCAGCGGCCAGCAATACGGGGTTTTCGTTTTTCATGGGTTTATTCTCCAATTACAGTTACGGGTTACAGTGAAAACAAGATAACGGTTAACAGATAAACGGCAGCGCAGGCCAGCAGCGCACCGAGCACAATGGCCAGCGGCCCCGGTTCGGGTTCCACGGGTACGCGCTCGGGGTTCAAGTCGATGTAGTGCAGGTTATGTTTACTCATGGTGTACCCCTTAAGCCTTGTACATATCAAGCCAGATCATGGCTTCGCGCTTTGTAGTGCAGCAGCGGATCACTTGATCCCCCTGCTTCACAATCCATTCAATCTGGGCCGTGGTGCGGCCATTGAATGATTCTTTTCGATATAAGGCAGCTTTGCCGGTGGTGGTTACTAGGGTTCCAGATCTCATGGTATTTGCTCCAAAGGTTACGGGGTTACGGGTTACAGTTACAGTGGCCGGTTTTGTTCCGGTGAATAAATTATAACCCAGCGGGTTAGCTTGTCAATAGGTTTCAATGAATTATTTGCTAGGTGCTTACCCTAACCCGCTGGGTGCTAGCCTTTTTACAGTGTGTCACTTGTGACTTGTGGAAGACAAAGGGATTCTGAGATTCTGGATTTCTTGTGCTGTTTCAAAAAGTCGTTATCCTCCCCCTCGCCTGCGCGATGTCACAAATGGCGCACTGGCCAGCTTTTCCCGTGCCCCCTCGATCCACTGGGTTATTCCCTCACCCGCTGGGTTCGTTGGGGCTTTGCTCCATTGTGGCCAGCGATCCCGTTACCCGCTGGGTTCAAGTGGCCACGGTTACCCGCTGGGTTTACCCAATGGCCAGCGATCCACTGGGTAAAATGGCCATTGATCCATTGTGAAGCGCTGGCCAGCGATTATTTTTTCAAAAAACCCGTTAATTCGTTACCCAATGGGTTCCGCTATCCCACAGTTGCACACATCCAGACATTCCGCTAGAATCCGTGACACTATGGAATCATTAACACCCGATCCTGTAGGCGCAGATGTCACAATGACTGGCGACAAAACCGAGAACCAACTCGAACTACCAGACTGGCTTGACCCTGCGCCTCGCACACTTGCCAAATCACCGCCTGCGGTGAAGTCACTCGTATTGGCTCAGTACGAGCACATATTCATGCGAGTCATCGACGAGGTTGCCCATGGCAAATCTATGTCGCAGGTTCTGCATGACGACCAACGCACCATCGACTACAACGATTTTTATCGGTGGATCAAGCGCGACCCACAGCGCAAGCAGTTGTTTGACGAAGCGCAGGAGATGCGTACCGAGTTCATGGCTGGCGAGATTATTGAGATTGCCGATGCGGATGACACACTCGAAGATGTGAACCGTAGCCGCCTAAAGATCGATACTCGTAAGTGGCTCATGGGAGCGCACAATCGTAAGAAGTACGGGGCGACTACTAACATTGAGATGACTGGTGGGATTTCCATACTGTCGGCCATCGAAGCGGCTAACGCCCGGGTGATTGACTTGGCCGATGTAACCGATGTAGAGGCGAAATAAATGCAGACTTTAAAGTTCTCGCCACAAGATGAGCAGGTGCTGATGACTCAGCTTTGGAGTCCGCAGATTGCAGACAACCCAGAGACGTTTGTACTTTTTGCGTTCCCATGGGGGCAGAAGAATACACCCCTTGAGCACTTCAAAGGTCCAAGGGCTTGGCAGCGTAGAACACTTAGAAAGATTGCCGACCACATCAAGAACAACCGTGGACAGATTGACATGGATGCGCTGAGAAGGTCTGTGTCGTCTGGTCGTGGTATTGGGAAATCGGCGCTGGTGTCGTGGCTGATCTTATGGATGCTGACCACTCGAATAGGTAGTTCCGTTATTGTCTCGGCTAACAGTGAGAACCAGTTAAGGACCGTCACATGGGGTGAGCTGACTAAGTGGGCGACCATGGCGATTAACTCGCACTGGTGGGAGCCGTCAGCTACCAAGCTCGTACCTGCTGCGTGGTTGACAGAACTTGTGGAGCGTGACCTCAAGAAGGGTACTCGATACTGGGCGGCTGAGGGGAAGCTGTGGAGCGAGGAGAACCCAGACTCGTATGCCGGTGTCCACAACCACGATGGCATGATGGTGATCTTTGATGAAGCCTCGGGTATTCCGGATGGGATCTGGTCAGTGGCCGCAGGCTTTTTTACCGAGAAGATATTGGACAGGTACTGGTTTGCGTTCAGTAACCCACGGCGAAACAGCGGGTACTTTTTCGAGACATTCCACGGCAAGCGTGCGTTTTGGGACAACGAGATCATCGATGCCCGGACAGTTGAGGGCACGGACAAGTCGATCTATGACCAGATCATCGCTGAGTACGGTGAAGACTCGATACAAGCAAGGGTCGAGGTCTATGGCGAGTTCCCTGCTGCTGGTGAAGATCAGTTTATCTCACCCGTTGTCGTGGAGGATGCGTTCAAGCGGGAGAAGTACAAGGACATGACGGCTCCCGTGGTGATCGGGGTAGATCCGGCCCGTGGGGGCATGGACAGCACAGTGATACTTGTGCGCCAAGGTCGTGACATTATTGCGATCAAGCGGCTAAAAGGCGAGGACACCATGAGTGTCGTTGGCCACGTGATTGATGCCATCGAGGAGTACAAGCCAGCCCTGACTGTCATCGATGAGGGAGGTCTTGGCTACGGGATACTTGACAGATTGACCGAGCAGCGGTACAAAGTGCGCGGGGTGAACTTTGGCTGGAAAGCGAAGAACCCCGTCATGTGGGGTAACAAGAGGGCTGAGATGTGGGGCGCGATGCGCGACTGGCTCAGGACCGCTTCGATCCCGCAGGACAGGCAGCTCAAGAATGATCTGGTCGGCCCGATGAAGAAGCCCAACTCGGCTGGCACGATCTTTTTGGAGGGGAAAAAGGAAATGAAAGCCCGTGGACTGGCATCACCCGATGCCGCTGATGCACTGGCCGTAACTTTTGCTTATCCCGTTGCCAGCCGTGGAGAGTACAATTCGCGTAACACAACGCGCACGGTCAGCATGGACCGAAGCGCATCATCTTCTTGGATGGGAGCATAAAAATGGCAACTAAACCCGGCTTGTATGCCAATATTCACGCTAAACAGGCACGTATCGCCGCTGGCAGCAAAGAGAAAATGCGCCAGCCCGGTGACAAAGGTGCACCAACTGCCAAAGCGTTTAAAGAATCTGCTAAAACTGCGAAGAAGAAATAATCATGGCAAATACCAAACCAATTGGCGTAGCATACGAAGACCAAAACATCATCGGCGCGGATATTGTCCAAGCCACCAACATTGCCACCACTGGCACGATTGGTTATGCGGCTGGTGCTTACGACACCGTAACCCAAACCAATAACAAGACCACAGCGGTCACGATCAACACACCTTCTGGTCAGATCATCACGGCCAATGCTCAGATGGCCCCTAGCGCCAATGCGGTGTTTGTGGTTAATTGCAGTACAGTCAGCACCAAAGACGTGGTGGTGATTAGCGTAGCCTCTGGCGGCACGTTGGGCGCGTACAACGTGTTCATTGTTGCGGTCAGCAATGGCTCGTTTACGGTAGAAATCAAGAACGTGACCAACAATGCGTACAGCGAAGCGATCCACTTGAACTACGCCATTTTCCACACGGAGACTTAAATGCCACTCGTCAAATCCAAATCACCCGAAGCCTTCCGCAAAAATGTCAAAGCTGAAGTAGCCGCTGGCAAGCCCGTTAAGCAAGCCGTTGCGATTGCCTATTCAGTCAAGCGAGAAGCCCAGAAATCAGCACCAAAAAGTAAAAAATGATCTTTCAACCCTTGAGCAATTGCGTTCTAATCGAACAAGAATTTGAAAAACAAGAGGGCTTGATTGTCTTGCCCAAAGAAAAACTTGCTCAAGGATGGGTCCGTGCCATCGGTCCGGGTAAGAAGAATGAAGACGGAAACGTCATCCCAACTGAGCTTTTAGTCGGTGATCACGTACTTTTTGGTGAACATTCTGGTCAAAAAGTCAAGCATGAAGGTAAAGAATATCTTATGATGCGGGAACCTGACGTGATTGGAGTCTTGAATGACTGACCCTACTGGCATCAATGCCGCAGCAGCCGTTGCCGCTGGTGGCAAACCTAAAAAAAGCGCTTCAGATATTCTGACAGTTGCCCGTGCGCGACTGGAAATGGCGGTTTCTGCGCTTGCCGAATCGCGTGAAGACGAAATTGACGATCTGCGGTTTTATGCCGGTTCACCCGACAATCATTGGCAGTGGCCAGCAGACGTTTTGGCCACCCGTGGCGCTGTGCAAGGTCAAACAATCAACGCACGCCCCACTTTGACCATCAACAAGCTGCCACAGCACGTTCGTCAAGTTACCAACGATCAACGTCAAAACCGCCCCGGCGCTAAAGTCATTCCAGTCAATGACCAAGCCGATGTGGAAGTGGCAGACATTTTTAACGGCCTAATCCGTCACATCGAGTACATGTCTGATGCTGATGTGGCTTATGATACGGCCTGCGAGAACCAAGTGGCTTACGGGGAGGGATACATCCGTCTTCTGACCGAGTATTGCGACGACAACACCTTTGATCAAGACATCAAAATTGGCCGTATCCGCAACAGCTTCTCGGTTTACATGGATCCTTTGATCCAAGATCCAACTGGCGCAGATGCCAAGTATTGCTTCATCACTGAAGACCTG